AATAATTGCACCATTGACGTTTATGTTCAAAACTTTAAGCATGTTTAGGTCTTCATTATATAAGCCAGCGCATAGAAAAGAGGTCTGTTTTCAAGAGAAGTTCCTGAACCGACAGAACCAGAATTTCCAGAGAAACTAGGTGTTGTGCTTGCCGAACTACCCGCAAAAGTTGGTGTTGTACTACCAGACGCTCCCGTTACATCTGGGGCAGTGCCGCCAGAATTTCCAGAGAAACCCGGCGTAGCATTAGCAGACGAGCCAGTTAGCCCCGCTGTGGAATTACCGCTAGACCCGCTAAGTGTAGGAGTAGCCGCCGCTGTATTCCCAGAAATAGAAACTGTAGCGTTTTCAGTAGCTCCAGTTACATTTGGCGCAGCATCACCAGTGTTACCAGACACATTATGGGTGTGAGTGCCAGAGTTACCCGTGTTGGCATTAAAGTTATGTGAGTGAGAGCCATTAGAGTTAAGACTCATGTTATGAGAGTGGGAGCCAGCAGCACCAGTAGTCCTAGCAGTATTTTGCGTAGAAGTAAGCCCAATACCATTCCCAGAGCTAAATGTCCCTACCAGACTATGCGTATGGTTACCTACGTTGCCAGTAGAACCCGTATGGTTATGCGACCCTGCAGCGCCACTGTTGGCGTTAAAGTTGTGACTATGATCGCCCCCAGCGGCAGCACTAAGATTCCCTTCTGCGTGGGCATGGGCAGAAACAATTAATTGCTGGTTTACATCATTATTGCTAAACGCACCGTGCTGGTGAGCGCCACCAGCTAAATTTCCGACTCCATGAGAGTGAGAACCTGCAGCATAATTACCCGCTCCGTGAGTATGACTTGCTACTGCTAGGTTACCATCAGCGGTGTGAGAGTGTGAGCCTACAGCATAATTACCTGCACCATGAGTATGAGATGCCACTGCATAAGTGCCATCGCTGTGAGTATGTGCGCCTACAGCATAGGTACCTACGCCATGAGTATGTGCGCCTACTGCGTAGTTACCCGCAGCGTGGGTGTGGGCTGGCAAGTTTGCTTCAGCAAGAGTTGTAGAGTTAGAGCCTCCAGTATCCCCCGGAGCATATGTACCAGCAGCATCAGCGTCAGCGTGGACAATAAATCTGCCTGTTAGGTTGGGTGTAGAGTTATTACCATCACAAATAACCCACCCGCTTGGGATTGCAGATACAGCCCCAGACCACATAACAATTACGCCAGAAGGTATAATGTCCCTTACAAAGGCAGTTGTCGCAATAGACGTATCATTGTCACCTATTGCTGGAGTTGGCGCTGTGGGGTTGCCAGTAAATGCAGGACTTGCAAGAGGAGCAGCGCCTAAGTTTGTCCTAGCTGAAGCAGCGTTTGAAGCTCCGGTGCCGCCATCGGCTACGGCAAGGTCAGTAATTCCAGATATGGAACCGCCAGTAATGTTAACATCGCTTACAATATCTGCTGTGGTGTTTGCCACAATGACAATAGCGCCACCGCTTAAATTGATCGCTGCGTCAGCATTTGAGCTTTCTGTAACTGATCTAGTTAGCGTTGTGCCACTAGCCGTATAAGTACCAGTACCGATCTCAAAGTTTGCGCCATCTTCTATGACATATCTTACGGTGTCTCCGTTAGATATCCCACCCTCTGCAAATGTTTGAAAGCCGTTTTCGGCACTACCCAGAGTTATTGTGCCAGTACCAGTTGTGCTGGTACTGACTTTTATTCTGTTCCCAAGTACTACAGGCATAACGTAGCCCCTTCAGTAAATTACGCTAGTTGGATTACACCGTTAGTTGGGCTGAAATCCAAAGTGAACGTGTCGCCACTGTTTAGCGTAAGGCTTGTACCGTAATCGTAATATCCAATGATAGGATCTGCTGGAGATGTGACCGTATCATCAAAGATATAAATGTAGCGGAAAGGCCCAACCGTTCCAGAAGCGGTAAGTGTAAGGTCAGCAAGAACCAACTTATATGTACCACTTGTTTGTGATGAAGACGTAGTTGTCACGTTCCGTGAAGAACAGTTGGTGTAGCTAATCTGCGTTAGGTTTCCAACAATACCATTCCCATCAGAAACAGGGTTACTTGATTCACTGCCCGGCGCAGTATTCGTCAAAGCAACCGCAATTTGGTCGGATTGTAAATCCATGTTGTGGACTGCGTTTACAACGAAGTCATTTACTTTGTTAAAACTAGCCATGTACGATACTCCTTCTAGGCTATTCTAATTATAGCAGATGAAGAATCTGCCACTGGGAACTGAACTTCAAAAGTACTATTATTGGCAAGCCTATCAGTGCCGAAGTTCAATACAACAACCGCCTTGTTAGAGGCACTTGAGTTGTATATCAAAGCGCCTCTAGCTGTAAAGCTTGCAGACGCCCAAGATATGTTGTCAAAGCTTACAACACCCGCCGTGCTTGATGTAGCTGGTGTTCCCGCTAAAACAGTTAGGGATTTACCCCCTGCTGAATACGCAGCCCCTGACGTATTAGTTATTTCCCCCGAAGATGTATACACAGTTGTGCTTGCGCCCAAAGTTGCAGAGCTACTATACAATGCAATCTTGAACGTATGTGAAGTAAAGTCGTGTACCCCTTCCAACAATTCCTTTTTAAAGGAAGTACACATTGCTTGAACTATAGCCATTATACCCCGTCCTCTCTATATGTGTCGCTCATCAGCTTAACGCCAAGAGAAGCCATATTAACTAAGGCCGATTGATATCTCTGTTGATATAGCTGAAGCATGTCTGGCTCACCTTTCATAAAAGTATACGCTTCTATTAGTGATCCGTAAAGAAGTGCTGTTTCAGCATTATCACCAAGCCAAGAATTAGATGAATCCACAATCGAAGCTGGATCATAGTAATAATGAAGCTCAACTTGGTAAATTTGATCAGGTGTTGGACCTAAGATAAAATTGCCCTCACTTAACGGAGCGGCATCTCTATCACCATCAAATATCCCATAATACTTAGGCAAACCTTGTGTAGACCCAGATGGATACGCTTCTCGTATGAAGTTAACTTCTTTATCAAGAAGGTATGTATAATCACCATTCGTATCTATGACTGCCATAGAAAACGTAGCTAAAAAGTCTGAAGGTCTGGTCAGATACTTTGTACCTGCAGTGGTGTTCGCAATTGCATTCTTGCGAAGTTCAGGGATTGTCACATCCCTATAAATGCGCTCTTCTGCCTGACGCACAAACGTAGGAATGTTCGTTACAAACGTGGACTCCGTGTTTTCCGTATAGTCCTTTATTGCCTGTGTCAGTTCAGAATAGTTCATTTGAACTTTTATTCCTCTTTGTACAAGTTATCGAATATCCGATTGACATCCAGTGTATAGTCTAAATCAGACTTTGAATAGTGCGTATGTTGAGAGGGCTTAAAATCTGGCGCTCCTGATCCTGTTTCAAACCATGCTGGATGAGTTACCCTCACACGGTTATTGGGCAGTGCCACAACATTACCAGTCCATTTATCAGCGTCTAATAGCTGCATTACATGGCTTTGCTTGTGTTGCGCAGGGTCATCAGCTATCTCACTCTCCGCATAATCCACAGTAAATAGATACTTCGCTGGATACATCTCTCCATCTATTTTAGCCAACCAAGGGCAGGGCGTTGCCCTATCAAGCGTGTACACGGCATGTGTATAAGAAGAACAGTCCCACGGCTGTGCATCATGCACCGCCATAGGTTCGGGCCACTCCTCAAGCGGCTCATCTGCTACTAACGCAGTTATAGGCATTCTAGCCCACATCGCGCCACCGTGTACATTCTCTCCCCCTTCATCGTCCACTTCGCTTCCAGTAAAGATAACTTGAAAACTCAAGCATCTGTTTGGCATTGTTGTAACCGCTATCGCCATCGCATGAAGAAACTCACCGTGATAGGCTTCGTGGTTACATGTGTACTCTCGTCTAACCCAACACTTAAAGTGCGGGATGTTACTCTGTAAATAAGGCATAGTTGCTCCCGATACTAAACCTTAACCGTTTTTGCCGAAGTACTGCGTCCGTGCTGCACCACTGCCTCTTGCTACAGTCTTGCCGCCTTTAGCGTACCCCTTCTTCTTCATCGCACCACCCTTGGCGTACCCCTTCTTCTTCATCACACCACCCTTGGCTTTAAAGCCCATCTTGTTGCGAACACCCGTAGGCAATTTACTAAGACCTTTATTTGCCGCAGGTACAGCCCTCAGATTGCCGCCAGCTTTCTTCTTAGCAACGCCACCCTTGGCATAACCCTTCTTCTTCATCATACCGCCACCCATTTTCTTTTTGACAGCGCCACCTTTCTTTTTTTCTTCAGGCAGCGTAAATAAGAAAGATTCACTTTTTTCTGCAGATTTGTTCTTTAACCTCCCTTGTGATGCGGCTTTGCCCCTGCCGTAGTCATCAAGGCCAGCCCTCATAGCAGACTTCTGCCTCAAGCGCTTCATGTCTGCATCAATTTCTTTTCTTTCTTTTTCTTTTTCAGAAAGAGGTCTGGCTCTAGGACGCAAACTTGTTTCAGGTGCGCCGCCTTTCTTCATAGCCACAGGCTTTTTCTTCATAGCAC